CATGGTCACGTCGCTCTATCCCCTCATCCAGAAAGCCAATGAATTCGTGGGTGGCCCGCTCATGGACTGGGTGGCCCAGCATAAGGAGCTGGTCAAATGGCTCGGCCTGGGCACGGCGGCCCTGGGCGTGCTGCTGGTGGCGCTGGGCGGCCTGGGGATCGTGGCCGGCGCGGTGGTCAGCGGGTTGGCGGCGGTGGTCAGTATTATTGGGGCACTCTTCTCGCCAGTGACCCTTGTCGTTGTCGCGGTTGCCGCCGGAGCCACGCTGATCATCATGCACTGGAACAAGCTCGTCGCCTTTTTCAAGGGCCTCTGGCAGGGCATCACGGCCGGCCTGGCTCCCCTCAAGGGCCTGGGTGGCCAGGTGGCCGGTTGGTTCTCGCCGCTCTTTGCCATCGGTCGCGCGGCCTACAATTTTTTTCTCAAGCCCTGGGTGGGCGCCATCGCGCAATTGATCGGCTGGTTCGGCCGGCTCCTGGCCCCGATCGCCCAATCCGAGGCCGCCGCCCAGGCCTTCGGCTACCGCGTCGGGCGCGGTATCGCCGAGGCCATCAAATGGGTGTCGCAACTGGCCAAGGCCTTCTTTGATTTGCCCGGCAAGCTCTTTGAGGCCGGCGCGGCCATGATGGATATGCTGATCGCCGGCATCAAATCGAAAATCGCTGCGGTGATCGGCACGGTGTCCGGCCTGACCGAGCGTATACGGGGATTTTTTAACCACTCTCCAGCCAAGGAGGGGGCGTTAAAAGATATCCACCAGCACACGCTGTCGGAAATGGTGGCATCAGCCATCAAGCCGGAGCCGGTGGTCCGGGCGTTGCAGGCCATGACCGCTGCCGGCCTGATGGCCCTGGCCCCCTTGACCAACCCGGTCGTGGCTCTGGCGACGGCCACGCCGCCGGCCATGGCAAGCCATGGCACGGGGCTCTCACAACCGGCGCTTATGCTCCCGGCCCTCGCCAAGCTGTCGGCCGCACCTGCCATGCCGGCTCCGGCGACTATGCCCACGCTACCGCCGCTCTCCCTGCCGCTGCCGCCCGCGCCCAAACCCGCGCTCGCCATGCCGGCCCCGGCGACGATTCGTATCCCGATGCTCTCGCAGCCGGCCCCGCTGATCCCGCCGGCCGTGGTCAAGCTGTCGGCCACACCTGCCATGCCGGCCCCGGCGACTATGCCCGCGCTGCCGCCGTTCTCTCTGCCGCTGCCGCCCACGCCCGCCCCCGCGCCGCGTCTGGCCCCGTCGGCCGCCGCCCAATCGGGCGCGGCCGCCCCCGTCACTGTCCATTTCGCCCCACAGATTACCGTGCAAGGGGGTGGCGCAACGACCAAGGATGACATCATGGCCGCGCTCAAAAAGCATGAGCACGAGCTGGTGCAGCTCATCGAGCAGGTGATGGCCCGCAACGCCCGGAGGCAATACTGATGGGCATTTACGCCAGCCTGGGCGACATCTCGTTCGAGGTCGTGTCCGGATGGACGGATTTTTCCGCGACCAGGTCGGCGCACTTCGCCGAGCACGCGGTTATTGAGGGCAAACCCAAAGTGCAATGGGTTGGGGACGGCCTCGAACTCCTGGATCTGTCGATCCGGCTCCATGCCAGCCTGGGCGATCCCGATTACGGCATGGGCCAACTGCGCTGGCGGCTCAAATGGCACAAGGCCATGGCCTTGGTGCTGGCCAACGGATTTTATCGCGGCCGCTACGTCATGACCGAGCTGGTCGAAACCCTGCGTCACACCGACCCCTGGGGTAACACCATCCTCCTGGAAGCCAGAATGGCGCTGAAGGAATGGGCCGGCCAGTCCGCCCAAACGACCGGCGAGGCCGTGGCCCAAAATGGCCAGACGCCGACCGGGAGCGTGCGCTCATGAGCACGACAACCTACCTGGCCCATATCACGTCCGAGGGCGAGCGCTGGGACCATCTCGCCTGGCGCTATTACCGCGACCCCATGGGCTACGAGCGCATCATGGCCGCTAATCCCACCATTTCGCGCGCCCCGGTGCTTGCAAGCGGTATCCGGCTGCTCATCCCTGTCATCGCCGCCCCTGACACCCTGACCGAGGATCTGCCGCCATGGAAGCGTTGACCCCGGTCCGCGCCCCGCAATGGACGGTGGCCATCGCCGGCAAGGACGTGTCGGCCGCCATCATGTCCTACGTCAAATCGGTCACGTACACCGATCACGCCCATGGCGCGTCCGACGAGGTGGAACTGACCCTGGAGGATTCGACCGGCGTGTGGCGGACAACCTGGTACCCGAGCCAGGGCGACGCGGTGGTGGTGGCCATGGGCTATGCCGGCGAGCAACTCCTGCCCTGTGGCAGCTTCGAGATCGAGGAGATCGAGATTAGCGGGCCGCCGGACGTCATGCACATCCGGGCGCTCGCCAGCGGCATCAAGGAGGCCCAGCGCACCAAGCGGTCGGCTGCCTATGAGGGCACCACCCTGCGCGAGATCGCCACTACCGTCGCCAGGAAACACGGCTTTTCCGTGGTGGGCGAGATTGCCGACGTCCGGCTCAAGCGCATCACCCAGCACCAGGAAGGAGATCTGGGGTTCCTCAAAAGGATCGCCGGCAATTACGGCTACGTGTTTTCGGTCAAAGGTTCAAAACTCATTTTCTCGAAATACTCCAAGCTGCGCGCCACGTCGCCGGTCCTGACCCTCAACAGAGTGGGCGACATGGACAGGTACACCCTCACCGACAAGTCGCTCAAAGTCTACAAGGATGCGACCTGCGCCTACGATGACCCCAAGACCAAAACCTGCATGACACACACGGCCCGGGCCAAAGACGTCGCGTCCGGCGATACCCGCAAGATTGTCAAGCGTTGTGAAAACGCCCAGCAGGCCAAGTTGCAGGCCGAGGCCGCCCTTGAAGAGGCCAACGACGGAAAATACGAGGGCTCCATAACCCTGGAAGGCAACACGCGCTTGGTGGCCGGCAATACGGTCGCCCTGGCCGGGTTCGGCCATTTCGACGGCACCTACCTGATCGACACCTCGCGCCACACAATCGATGTGCCCGGCAAGGGCTACGTGACCGAGATCACGGTCAAAAAAGGCTATGAGGACAGCGAGGGGGATGACGATGCTTAAATTCGGCGTCGTCTCCGCCACTGATCCGTCCACCTGCCGGGTGCGGGTCCGCTACCAGGATAACGAGGGCATCGAATCCTACTGGCTGGCCGTGACCCAGCGGCAAGCCTACGGCACGCGCGACTACCACATGCCGGAAGTGGGCGAGCAGGTTGCGTGCCTCATCGACGAACATAATGAGGAGGGCGTGTGTTTAGGCGGCATCTATTCGAAGGCCGATCCGACGCCGGTTGCTTCCCAGGATAAGCGCCATGTCTCGTTCAAAGATGGGGCCATTATTGAATACGACGCATCGGCCCATCGGGCGACCGTCACGTTGCCGGGGCAGGCCCGTATCACCATCGGCCAGGACGGTATTCTTGAAGTACACGGCGCGACGACAATCGTCCTGCACGGTGCAGTCGATATTGATTTCCGGTCCAGTGTAAACATACGGGCGAAGCAAGGGATTGTCTACTGGTCGCCGCCCGGGGCGACGCGCCCGTATGAACCGGCAACGATCCCGCCCGTGGAGGATGCATGAGCATCGACGTCACCCAGATACGTTCCGTCGACTGGTCGCGCCAGATCGGCGGGTTCGGGGCGATCGTCGAAAAGCTCGACGACATCGCCCAGTGCATACGCATCATCTGCGGCACGCCCAAAGGCGCAGTGGAGCACCGGCCGGAGTTCGGTTGCGACGCCTGGAAGTATTTGGACCATCCGACAAACCAGGCCCTGCCCAACATCGTGCGCGAATGCACCGACGCCATCGCCCAATGGGAGCCCCGGGCCACGGTCACCAATATCACCACCACCTACGACGTCGCGCACGTGTCGCTGACCATCCACTGGTCCGCCACGCTCGGCGGCACCGGCCAGACCACGGAGGTAAGCTATGTCCTTACTCGACCTCAGTAGTCTGCCCGAGCCGTCATTCATCGACCGCGATGCGGCCACCGTGACCAATGACATGGTGGCGCAGTTCGAGACCATGTCCGGCAAGACGCTCTATCCGGCCCAGCCCGAGCGCGTCGAGATCGACATGGTGGCCTACCGCGAGATGCTCCTGCGCATCGGCATCCAGGCCGCCGCCAAGCAAAATCTCCTCGCTTATGCTACGTGTACGAACCTGGATCACCTGGCCGCATTCTATAATGTTGTACGGCTGGCCGCCCAGTCGGCCCGCACCACGCTGCAATTTTCGGTCACCACGGCCCGATCGGCTGCCGTGGCCATCCCGGCTGGCACCCGAGTGGAGACCAAGGACGGCAAGTTTGCGTTTGCAACAACGGCCCAGGTGACGTTGGCCGCCGGGGATTTGGCTGTGACCGCCACGGGCCTGGCCGCCACGGCCGGCACCGGAGCCAACGGCTATTTGCCGGGCGAGATCACCAACCTGGTGGACAGTGTCGACGTGGACGCCGTGGCCAATACCACCACCAGCTATGGCGGCCTGGCCGCCGAGGACGACGACCGGCTCCGCACCCGCACCCAGCTCGCCACCGAGGCGTTTTCGACCTGCGGCCCGGTTGGGGCCTATCGTTTTTGGGCGCTGTCGGCTCACCAGGGCATCGCGGACGTAGCCGTGGTCTCGCCCTCGGCCGGCGTGGTGCAGGTGCATCCGCTCATGTCCGACGGCCTGCCGAGTAGCGAGGTGATCGCCCTGGTGGCCACCACCCTGGCGGCAGACACGGTGCGGCCGCTCACCGACCTGGTGCAGGTGGTGCCGCCGGTCTCGCGCGAGTATGCGATCGAGGTTGGGATTGCCGTCGAGGACGGCTACGACGCCGCCACGGTCGTGGCCGCCGCCAAGACGGCCTTGACGACGTATGCCGCCGGCCGGGCGGCCCGGCTCGGCCGGGACATCGTGCCGGCGCAGGTTATCTCCGCCGCCGCCGTGACCGGCGTGCATGACGTGTCGGTCACGAGTCCGGGCTTGCTCGTCCTGGGGGAGGCCGAGTGGGCGCATTGCACGGCCATTGCCGTTTCGCTCACGGGGGTGGTCAGTGGCTGACGCGCGCCTCATCCCGCCGGGCATCAACGATGCCGTAAGCCAGGCCATTGCCGGCCTGTGCGACCGCTTCGACGCCCTGGATCTGGACGGCCTCCTTTCGACGCCGGTCGATACCCGCCTGGACGCGGTTCTGGAACATCTGGCCTGGGCCTACCATGTAGATGGATGGGAATATGTCAGCACCCGCGCGCAAAAGATCGATCTGATCAAGCGGATGTATGATTTCCACAGGTTCAAGGGCACGAAATATGGTCTGGCCCTGTATCTGCGGACCTTTCTGGGCAGGGATCTGCTCGCCTGCTCGCCGCCGACGAAATCTTTCTGCGGCGCGAGCCTGACCGATGCCGAGCGGGCCGCCTGGGAGGCCGATTTCCCGGAGCTGCGGGTCTATCCCTACCGCCATGCCGGCACGAGGCAGGGCGCGTTTGTCGGGGACTACGCCTCGGCTTGCTCCCCCAACACCTCGGACGCGTTGCTGCGGATCGGCGAGCAGGTCACGCTCTACGATCCGGCGGACGCGACCGAGACCGAGCTGGACAGCCTCGTCACCAGCCGCGACGTGGTGACCAAGCTGGCCACCGAGCGGGTGACCGTGGCGCTCCCGAGCACGGCCGGCCTGGCCATGTTCGGCGGTCGCTACCCCGGAGCCTCTTACACCTGCGACACCGGCGCGTCGGGCCGTATGTACGTGCTCGATATCAGCGTCGGCTACGCGGATGAGGTGGCCCGCCGCTACACCATGTCCGTGCGGCCGTCGCTGACGCCGGTTTCCATCGGGTCCACCGTGGTGGCGAGCCCCGGCACGCGTGGTTCCGGCATTTTCCTGGGTCATCGCTGGCCGGACAGCTATTCCGAGGCTGCCGCCCTCTTCATGGAGGGGCGGTTCCCCATGCAGTCCTCGGCGCGCGACCGGCTTTACCGCATGACCAAGCTCTATGACGCGGACCGCCAGGTGTTCAGCCGGCGCAACACCTCGACCTTTCTCGGGGCGTTCAAATTGGGCGCGGTCCGTCCGCATTACGCCGAGGCAGCCGTCGATATGGCGCGCACGTCGCCGGCCCGGGCCGCCTTTTGCGGCCGGCCCCTGTCCCGGCGATTTTCCTGCGCATTGGACGCCCAGGCCTGGATCGATCGCATGCGCCGCATCGGCAAGATGGCTGTGCGGCTCTCGGATCGTGTCCTCGTCTCGACGGCCAACCGTCACTGCCTCCAGGCCAGCGAGTCCGTCACATGCGGTGCCGCCGTCTGCGGCGCGTATCAACTCGAAGCATTCTAGGGAGATGTCATGGAAAAACTTGTCATTTTTAGGGATCGTCAGGAGTTGCAGGCGGCGGATCTCAACAACATCGAGACCTACGCCGATACTGCATTCGCCCACATCGTCATGGACGCCATCACTTCCGAGCGCATGTTCGTGGGCCTCGGCGTGACCCAACATTCCGCGACCGAGATCGATGTGGCCGCCGGCCGGCTTTGGGACGGCGTCACCGGCAAGCGCTATGCCCACGACGCCTCCGAGACAATCAGTCTGTTTAGCTACCTCCCGGTCTCGGACGAACGCTACCTCAACATCGCGGTCATCGGCCAGGAGACGGATACCGACCAGGAGCCGCGCGACTACTTGACCGACCTGACATCCGGCACCACCGAGCCCAAAAGCGTCTACATGACCACGGCCCGGCAGGTGGCCATCCTCATCACGGCCGGGCTCGAATCGACCGGCCCGCAAAAGCC